AAATTTACCATTAGAAAAAAGACAAGATGCATTAGAAGAATTGAGAGATGGCGTAGAGATGTATAATCGACTGATAGAAAATCTAAAGCAATGAAACACAACGTTTGGTTCATAGCCGACACACACTTCGGACATAGAAACATAATAAAATATTGTAATCGTCCATTCTCTTCGATTGAAGAGCACGATGAGATTCTAATGCAAAATTGGAACAACACAGTTAAGGGAGGTGACACGATCTATCATCTTGGTGATTTTGGATTCATTAATTCCGATAGAATTATAGGAAGGTTGCACGGCAACATAAACCTAATAAAAGGAAATCACGATAATGAATTTGTCACAAAACACAAGAGATTTAATTTTGTCAAAGATGTACACTCCATAAAGAAATATGGCTATCACTTTTTCTTGTCACACTACGCCCACAGAACCTGGAGCAAGATTCGACATGGTGGCATACATCTATATGGACACTCACACGGAAATTTGCCAGATTTTGGCAGATCGACTGATGTAGGTGTCGATGTTTGGAAATACATGCCAGTTTCTATCGATCAAATTATAGAGAAAATGAAAGATATAGATCCTATAGAAAATGGTATAACAATTAAACAAGGAGAAAATGAAAACGATTCTTGATGTCATTAATTATCTACAATCAACACTTCCAGATTCGCATGGTGGTTGTCCTGTATTAATTGGCGATTCAAATGTTTTGAGTAGTTATGAATATGAACCACTTACTCAATTGTACCGAGACGGCGTGATAAAGGCTCTTAAAATTATCACTGTAGAAGAAGACGATTCTGACGCTGATAAGTTTTGGATTCAGTTCGAGATAGCAAATAACAAGGATGTGCCACAAGTTGTCCTACGAGAGCAATTTGGCAAAAAGAACTTCAATAAAACCGATGCCTTAAATAAACTTATAGTCTGTCTGAAAGACTGTTTTAAACTTCATAAAAAATGATTGCACCTCAGTATCTAATACGATATACTAAAATAGTAAGGTAAATCGAGACAAACATGGAATACAAATATCCAGAACAATTGACGAAAGAAGAATTGTCTATAGTACTAAGAAAAGTCTTAGACAATCTTAAACAACTACAACAGCTATACACTAAATTTTATTATGAGGAGGAATACGAGAAAGCACTAGAAACCAAAAAGGCAATAGACTTACATTATGTAGCTCTTAATAAGTTTTTGACCGAACACCAAATGGATGAGGTTCAATAATGTCTGCTAAAATATATCAATTCCCTAGAAATTCATCGCAACAAATGATACAATGTAAAAGGATAGCTACTCAAATTGCGAATAAGTATGGGTTTAAAACAAATGATATAGTGTCCGAGATACTTGAACATGCGTATGAAGTATTACCGGATAACTTTTCCTACAAAGATTTTGAGGAAGAAGTGATTGCTATTTGTGAAGATTTATCTTTAGTATACTGAGATTTTTAAAATGAAATCAAACAATGCAATACAGAATTATGAGCTACTGGCAAAACTGTTTGCTAGTGAAAATATCGGCGTTGTTCTTAATCAGAGTTTGACTACCGCAGCCTTTGATATAAAGAACAGAACTTTATATTTACCATTCTGGGACTTCAAGCAAGAACAATTATATCATTTCGTTATAGGACACGAAGTTGGCCACGCATTGTTTACTCCGTATGATGATATATTTGTGAGTGAAGAGGGTAAAGAATTAAAACCAATCATCAATATAGTAGAAGACTATCGAATCGATATAAAGATAAAACAAAAATATCCTGGCTTGGTTTCTGATTATAAAAACGGAATTAAATGGTTGTTGGAAAATGATTTCTTTGGTAACGAAGAAAAAATATCACACTCATTACACAAAATTAATTACAAAACATTTTTGGATAGATTGGTATTATACCTCAAGGTAAAAGCCAATTATGAATCGTATGGTAGAATAGTCTTTAACACCGAAGAACTTTCATTAGTCAAGAAATGTATAACTTGTTATAACTTTGAAAGTGTTGTAACAGTATCGAGAGAAATTCTAGAGTATCTAAAGAGAGAAAAAGAAAAAGATCAAGAAAACGAAGAAGACCAAGAGAATGAATCTCAAATGCAAAAAGTAGAAGTTTCTGGTACTGAGACTTCTGATGGTGGTCAAAATGAACAAAATGAAACGCAACAACAATCCGAACAGATTCAACCACAGAAACCCACGAAGAATGATTCTGGCGAATTCTTTTCTGAAATCCAAAACACCTTTGAACAGAAAATGAATGAAAGTTTACAAGAAGCATTATCTAAAAATATCACTTGCATTGAAATTAGTAATTGCGATATCATTAGTAATAGCAAATTATTCACTGCTGATGTACTCCATCGAATTTTATCATATTATGAAGGTTGATAAAAATGAATTACTATACCAGAGATAATGCATCAAGATATAAATCTGATTATGAAAAAATGGATCGTGCATTAGAAATGATTTCGAGTCATATGACGCAATTGTTTCTAAGAAAACAAAAAACCAGAGAATATCACAAAACGCAATTCAAAAAAACTGGTATACTAGACACTCAATCATTATCCAAACATAAACTATCGGAAGATATTTTTATTAGAAAACAGATCGATTACAAAGGCGACAGTTACGGTTTTGTCGTATTGTTTGATATGTCTGGTAGTATGGGTTCTGAATATTTGCCTTGCATACTACAAATTTTATTGTTTGCCAAGTTTTGTAAAAAGGCCGGTTTGCCGTTTGATGTTTATGGGTTTAGTGATTTTAGAGTACATAATTATGAGTCTGAACATTATCCATTTAATGCACCTCCGGACAAATGCAGATTATATAATTTTTTATCATCTTCATCATCGAAGCTAGATTTTCAAATGCAATCTAAAGCATTTTATTATCTCGCTAGAGCTGCCTCCGAGGCGAGCTATGCACACTCATTCGGCTACGGACTCTCTGGTACTCCACTGAATAATTCAATGTTTGAATGTTTTAAGGTAGTAGATAATTTTCAACAAAAACACAAAAAGGATATAACTCATTTAATCGTCATAACCGATGGCGATGCAACGGATACAATTGAAAGCAGAAACGAATTATTCTCCAGAGACTCACTTGGCGGACAAACATCTTTAAACATAAAGTACAAAAATAAAAGTTACTTTTATGATGTTTTGTCTAATTATGAAACACTTGTGAAAAATGGATTAATTAGAAATAGAACCGACAATATGATGTACCATCACATCGATTGGAAACCGGCTCAATATCATACTTTAGTTTCTGCATTAAGAAAACACTTTGGTCAATCATTGAAGTGCCACGAATTCTATATCCACAGTGATAGATTCTCTTCTGATGATATCAAAGTTAAAGTTAATAATTTGCCACAATCTTTCAATACTTTTATTTGTCTTAATAAGAGTGTATTTGGATGTTTTGATGTAATACAACGAAGTGATTTTTGGAATGACGTAGAATCTTTGGATGATGAAGGACTCGATGATGATTTCGATAAAGATATATATGCCAAAAGACCAAAACAAGTCGAAAATGTAAAAAAAGAAATAAGCAAAATTGGCAGAGATATGACCAAAAGTTTAGTCAAGACAAAATCTTTAAAAATTATTTCCGAAAAAATTGTTGATCTGTTAGTTTGATTGTGTGATAATTTAATTATAGAAAAATTGTTTATCTTGGAGATCATTGTTATGTCAATTGTACCGACCAAAAATAACAACTATGTAAAGTGGGGCCATCATAATCTACTTTCACAGATTGTCGGTAGTCAAAATTTCTTTCCTGTCTTTATTACTGGTTTGTCCGGTAACGGCAAAACTATGATGGTAGAACAAGTATGCGCCGATCTGAAAAGAAAATTGATCAGAATAAACGTAACCATTGAAACGGATGAAGATGATTTGATCGGTGGTTTTAGATTGAAGGATGGTGACACCGTATGGCATTATGGTCCGGTCGTTGAAGCAATGCGGGAAGGTGCGGTTCTTTTGTTAGACGAGGTTGATTTGGCATCTAACAGAATTATGTGTCTACAACCTGTACTTGAAGGTAATCCTTTGTACATAAAGAAAATGAATGAGGTCGTAACGCCAGCACCTGGCTTTACCATAATCGCTACCGCCAATACGAAAGGTCAAGGTGATGAAACTGGTAAGTTTATCGGTACTAACTTTTTGAATGAAGCATTTCTGGAAAGATTTGCAATCACACTGGAACAAAAATATCCAAGTAAAGCGAATGAGAAAAAGATTCTTACCAAGATAATGACTAGAGGCGATGAAAAAATTGTCAATACCTTACTCTCGTGGTCTGAATCCATTAGAGATACCTTTGATGATGGTGGTTCAAATGAAGTCGTAACCACTCGTCGTTTGGTTCATATATTACAAACCAATAACATTATAGGAAATATTAATGATTCGGTAAAACTATGTTTAAGTCGATTTGATAAGTCTACTCAAGAAACCTTTTACACACTGTGGGATAAAATGTATAATCTAGAGGAGATAAAAATCTTAGATGGTCAAACCGATATAGAAGAACTGAAAAAAGAAGACACCGAAATTGAACTGTTTTAACTATGATGGAACTTTACTTTATACTTGTATTTGCGATTATCATTTTTGTGGTCATTCTAGTGCAAATGATCTTGGATGAATTTAATGATGAAATGAAATAAAACTCTGAGCATATATGAAAATTAAAACAAAAATTGGACTATTGGCATTATCTTTGTTTGTATGTGTAAAGTCACACGCACAAACTACTGAAAGAATTATTAATGGTATAACGGTGAATCGTGCTGTACCATATATGACTGCACTATATCTCGATGGTGAATTCTTTTGTGGCGGGACGCTCATCAAGCCTGGTTGGGTACTGACGGCTGCACACTGTGCCGAATTGTCAAAATTTTACGACCTATCTTTCTTCAAAGTAGGTGTTGGTGGTAAGAGTCTTTCTCATCCAAAGGCAAGATCTGGAGTAGAGTCTGTATTTTTTGATAATTGGAGTGGCTTTACATATAAGCGAGACTGGGCACTCTTTAAATTAAAGAGAAAATTAAAATCAAGATTGTATCCAAAACTGGCAACAAAGAATGTCGTGGGAAACCATAGAGCATTTGGTTGGGGTATTACCGAATCGGGTACAATATCATCCCAATTGAAGGAATTGAAGTTTCCAATTTGGCAACAGAGTCAATGCAGTACTGTTTTGGGCGATCAATTTGACGACAAAACAATGATTTGTGGAGCCAAATTGTCTTCGTCTAGTGAAGTGCTGGATGGTGGTGATACTTGTAATGGTGACAGTGGCGGACCAATTACCTCATTGAACCGAAGGGTTCTCTATGGTATTACATCGTGGGGATTTGAATGTGCAAGTAGTGTTTATCCTGGCGTTTATGCTAGTGTACCCGCCGGTAGAGATTGGATTCTTGAAACTATTAAAAATAATTCTTGACATAAATTAATAAAGGTGCTAGATTTATTCAATCTAGCACCTTCGCCCTTATAGTTAAAAGGTATAACAGTTGATTTGTAATCATCAATTCCTAGTTCGATTCTAGGTGAGGGCTCCACAATTCATTGCAGTAATTACGCAACCGTTACAGATTTAAAGAACGGATTCAAGAATACAGGAACATTCAAGTTCGATGCATTTACTGTACCAGTATCTCTAATAGTTCCCGTAATTTTTGTTTCAGGTGATAAACTTAAAGTACCAGCGGCAGAAGGAACTACACCCTGAAATAAAACTTCATATACTCCGGTCAAGTTTGAAGGAACTGAGCAGTTAAAATTACCACCAGTCCAAGAAACTGATACCGTAGCACCGGCCGTGACATCAACCTTTTCGTTGAATACAACTTTAACGGTTAAAGGATCGCCCCTTTCATACGATTCTTCTGTAAATTTAATATCAACAACATCCGACACTCCTGCATCGATCAGTCTTCCGCCCATTGCGACTAGAACTTCGCCCGTCCTCAAAACGGTCCATCCGGATTGAGTCAGTACTATAGAATCGTTTTTATATTCTTTACACTTCTTTGGCCATAAAGGAGGATTATTCAAACTCCAAAGTCCTGCTGGATTTCTTATTTCAAGTTCGTATTCTTGCTTGAATGTTGTGGCATTAATTCCTAAACTTTCTGTCAACAATTTAACTGAATTTACAGCCGCACCCGAGCTTGTACTGAATGCAATGGTTAATATCTCTTCACTATTACCAAACGAACCATTTGTGAATCCAGGTGTTAGTTCAATTCTAGGTAAATCTAGATGAACTTGCGGATCTTGTCCAAAATATATCAAATATTTTGTACCAACAACACCAGAAGACATCAAAAACACTTTGCTAGATTTAAACCAAGGCGCAAAATCCCCAGATCCTGTTGGTTTGGTATAAACAGCTAGATACGGTTTAGATACAGTAGAATCTAGAGTAACTACGGCGTATGCAGAGAAATTTTGCACAGTAATGTTATTAACAGATCCATCAAAGAAATACCAATTTATTTTTTGTCCTGCTAATGCATTTCTAAAATACCAACCATTTCTCGTTGGAACTGCTGGATCGATACTACCAGGTCGTCCATCCGAATATACTGAGGCGGTATCCTCAAATACTTCAATTGGGGGTAAAAAGTCTGTCATTTTTTTCCTTTTTTGTATGTGTGTTTTTAGCTTTATGTTATTTCTTCCCAAACCATTGCACCCAGTGCATCGTCATCATTTACTCCACCCGTTGCGGCTAGAGTAAAAATTACAGACTGGCCTGTTAATCCATTTCTTTCTAATTGAAATTTGAACATTCCTGAATCTAAACTGGCAGTTTGTGAGCTTTGTGCGTCTATGCCAATATAGCCTTCGACTAAAGACGAACCACCAGTTAGAGTACCCGTGTTGTTATACTCAACGGCAGAATCGCTACCAGCAGAATTCCAAGATCCACCAGTAATCGTACCACCTGATAATATTTTCCAATGTATTCTGGTATTATTACCTTTGCCAAAAACGCTTATGTTTTTTGGCACTACGATAGCATCCAATCTATCTACTTTCAATCTTATTGACATTAAATTGTAAAACGTTCCTGCTGTTGGTAAATTTATTAAAGAGGAACTTCCTGCGCTTTTATTTCTTCCTCTCAGTTCATAACCGCCCTCAGATATCACACTACAACAAATTTGTCTTAACGAGCTTGATACCGAAGTGTTTGCCGTGTTTTGTATTTCATATCTTATTGGCAAGCAAGCTGTTGTCATATAGGTGCTTTCTATATGATTTGCGTGATGAAATGTATGACAGTGTACGAATTGCCCATCTATTACAAAACCACAACGAACCGAACCGACACCCAACCATTCAATATCTGTCCAAAATATTTGTGCTGTGGCTAAATCTAAAGTTTTTCCGGATGGTCCAGTGCCGTCTAATTTGTCTATATTCCAATCGGATTTAGCAACACGATTCAGATCGCTCACAGAACCGGATACGCTAGATCTTATCACAAAACTAATTACGCTATTATCTTGCTCTAAGAAAACTCCGTTATTATCATTAAAGTATCCAACTCTTTGTCTGAGTCCACTTTGTGCTGTATCAAAACAAAATGTTGCTAAAATTTGTAGTGATTTGCCTGGTTGATATGCAAATACCCTTGTCGTCTCTCTTTTTACAAAAGAACCTGAAGATGTGTCTACATTTAATAAAATTGAGCTATCAAATTCATTATAAGAAATTGAACCGCCAGAAACGGATGTTAAAGTGGAGAAATGAGAATTGATTTGATATCTGTTAAAGCTATCGAATAGTGTGACGGGATTTGATACACGCATTCTGCCAAATGCATCTACCGCAGTGCCCGTAGGGTTATTGACGGAAGTCGGATTGCCATTTTGGTCGGCAATCATCACAACTTCAAACAATGTTTTTGCGTGTGTTAGGTAATTCTTTGTTCTCTTACTGTATTGTGCCATTTTCTATTTTTGGAATGATCACAATATTCATTTTTAATTACATACTATTTATGATTTTGGATTTTGTGTCGCACCTAAATTCGACATAAATAAAAATACACCGAGTATACTAAATCGAGAGGTGTTCATACTCAAAATGAATTTTCATAGAATCAAGGTATTAGTCGTATTGCTTTTATTATGCCTACCATTCCAATTTCAATCTGTTGCGCTAACACCAGAAGTCAAAAGACCAAGACTATTCGGTATGGATTATCTTGGTGGTGGTAAGTATCCACAAGTTATAATAGATTCACATCCTCGTGGTTGGGCCGCCGGTTTCTTTACACAAAAAGATTTATTTGATGATCCAACAAATGTCATAAAACATCTTGCTAGAAGAGGACGAACTCCGGCTATAAGACTGAACTTGGCTTGGAGAGACGATCACAATTTTACTAGAAATGATTTTCCTAAAATTATAGCAGAAGCAAAGAGGTTTGCAGAATTTCCTAAAAGATATAAAAATGTCATATGGTATTTTTCTGGCGCCACTGAACACGTTCTCAATAAAGAACTTGCAAAAGAACTGGCCGATGAGGTTTTAAAAGTTTTGCCAAAACGTAATAATTGTTTCTATGTAAACAATCCTTGGGTTCCTTTTGGTTCGTTCATAACGGGCGATAGAATAGTCAATGAGGTACACGGGTCAAAAGCAAGTTCACTGAAGGGTGCATATTTATTTTCACATGATGGTAGTAGTTCCGTTGATGATGATATACAAACTAGAAAAGAGTCATTAAAAAGTGCTGAAATCTTTTTTCTTTGGCATCCGGCAATGAATGGCAGATTGAAGGTCACAGATGAAACGCCGAGGCCACAAAGAAGATCGTGGCCGACGAAAAGTTTAATAGAATCTATTAAATATTTACGTAACGATTCCGGCAAAGGAATATCGTTACCTACAAATTGGTTGTGGAAATCACATTCAGACAGACACTATACACCACCAGAGCCAAGAGCATATAAACCAGTTCTAATTGCACCAGCTAGATTAAAGTATTTTGAGTTAGTAACAAAAAGCGGAAAGGTTATTGCCAGATCTAGTTCACCTTTGCCATTTGTTGACGGAAGATGGAGATATTACTTCGATGAATTTGGATATAAATTATCTCAAGAGGCAATAAAAGACCAAAATACAGGAGTTTGTAGATTAAGAGGTTCTGATGGTAAGATTTATGGCAAAGTAAATCCAGCATTTCGTCATGGAACTTTTAGATAGTAAATATTCGCTATGTTGTGGTCCTTTTGTTATAATATAAAAAATAGAGGAAACAATATGGCAAACAAAAATAAAAAAAGAACAAAGACTAGACATTTTATTGACTTCAAATTTCTTTCTGTGTTTGTACATGCAAACAAAAGGAAAAAGAAAAAAGGAAATAGAACACAAATATCTCAGAGGGAAATAAATGACAACTGAAGTCACTTTAGTTCGCTTTGAGGACTATGCCAAATTTCTAGAATACGAAGAGAATATCGACAAGTTTACCGATATTTTCAACAAAGAAATTTGTCCACAGAGTGAAGATGTAGATTTTTGGAGAGATGAAAATAAAAAAGGTATAAATGAATATTCTTATAAGAAGTGGAAATTCTTATCAGAAAAGGGTTTGGTATCTTCATTGGGCGGCAATTTGTATGCACCCATAACATATAAGTTTACATCTTCTATACACAAGAATCACAAATTTAAAATAGGACATTTCATTTCAGAATACAATCAAAATTCATTTGATACTAGATTGACAAAATCAATAGGCAAAAATTTATTTAATGTTTTCGGTCTTAAAATGAATTCATTAAAGATCGACAGATATCAACAACACGATTGGTTGTTATCTTATTACAATGCAATGCACTATAAAGAATTGTATTTACAGCACATTAAAAAATATTCTGAAGCTGAGGCCGACTTCATAACAAACGGTCTTGACATTATAGCCGAAACTTGCGATTATATAATGAATAGACCAGATTCTAAAAAATTATTTTTAAGGTGGATAATATGACTCAAATTACAAGTCACCTTCTAATAAAACAAGAAGAATTAATCCACGAGTTTTATGATCTGGCAAGACATTCTGTATACACTAGTTATGAAGTGTCCGTAATTTTACACCAAAAGTACACTTGCATTTCGAGACAGAAGATTGAAGAAGAGAGTCGAAAGTATAGACGAGAAAGATATACAAATTTGGAAATTAGAGTTAATGAATTAATTCAATATGCGAGAAAAGAAGCATACGCATCAAGTAGTTTTTCATCCGGTTATAATCAAAAACGTTAAACATAGGAAAAATAATGAATTTGACTTTTGTGGATATTGTATTTGCTTTGATATTTTGGGTTATAGGATTTGGCACCGCAAGAAGTGTAAAATCATCAACCTTATCTGATTTGGAAGTGGCAAATAAAATTTTTGCAAGTAATTGCACTGTCTATTCAACTATGATATTATCAATTACAAAGACGTTGAAAATTTTAAAGTTAAAAGGATCAGACTTAAATAATATTAGCGAAAAGCAATTTTGTGAATTAGTTACAGAAGACTATGTTTTGCGTTGCGAAAATTTACAAAATGGGAATACAGAAAATGACGACCTTGATTAAAGAAATTAGAGAAGAAATTGAAAAGACCGAATGCCAAATTCAGTATGTATACAGAACAATACATTCGTGTGTTGGTATAGGTTGCATAAATCTTTTCAGAGAACTTGAAGAGCTGTATCTCAAGAAGAAACGTTTACAGGAGCAATTGAATAATTTATGCAAGAGTGGAGAGAATTTTTAACACTACAATCGCACGAACAATATTTTCAGGATTTGGCATTACGTGTGACCAATGAGAGAAAAAGGGTACTAGTATATCCAGATCCAGAAAATACGTTTAAAATTTTTGCGAGTGTACCACTAGCCAAAATCAAAGTGGTTATAATAGGACAAGATCCTTATCACAATGGTGCTGCTACTGGCGTTGCATTCGAGTCTACGGAAGAGACTGTACCCGCTTCTCTGAACAATATATTTAAGGAAATACAGTCAGACATCGGAGATATCCAAATTCAAGGTAGACTGTCAAATTGGATTGATCAGGGTGTATTTTTGCTGAATAGAGTTTTAACAGTAGAAAGCGGAAGGCCAGGTTCTCATTATGGATTGGGGTGGGAGATTTTTACCGAAAGAGTTATAAAGCACATTTCGGATTCTTTGCCAAATGTGGTTTTTATGTTGTGGGGCCAGAAATCTGCCAAATGTTCTGCATTCATAGATAAGAGAAAGCATCTGATACTGAAAGCTGCACATCCATCGCCACTTTCAGCACACAGAGGTTTTTTTAATTGTAAGCATTTTTCTGCTTGCAATGAGTTTCTAAAAAAGCATAAAATAGATATTATAGATTGGAATCCCGTTAAAGTTGAAGGAGAAAAAAATGACAGAAACATTATCGTTAAAGGAAGAGGAGAGCAATCAAGAATTGAGCACAGCGGAACCGAACCAGACTTCGGTTACTAGAAAGTTGAATCCTGAAGCACTTAAATCATATCAGAAATATCAACAAAAATATATGAATGTTTTTGGTAGACTTCAAGTAAGAAAAAATCCCACAAAAAGATGGAAGCTACAAGCAAGACTGAAAACGCTACAAGAAAAACTAAAAAGAATCGAACCATTTTTATATGAAGACTAAAAAATGGAAATTGACATCGCCATAGAAAAGTTAGAAATTCTTAAAGATCTTATAAAGGATGTTGAAGACATCCTATTAGGCGGTTTTTATGAATTAAAGGAAGAAGAAATAACACCGATGCTCTCAGAATTGCTAGAGGCATATGACGTTTATAAAAAACTTGTAGAGGAATTATTACAATGATATACTTTGATGATGTGGTTGATTTTGATTTTGAGTTTGAACTGGCCTACATAAATTTCAATGATTGGAATTTTATGCACAAGGTTAGACCTTCTTTGAATATGTTAGTATGGGTTGAACAAGAAAATGATAGTGTGCTTGCATATCTGGACATAGATGAAGATGAGCCGTTTTGGGTAGATGCAAAACAAAATAAAATAGAGTACAAGAAAGTACAAAAATGGAGACCTTGTTCAGAATCTTATATGGAGTGTGTATTTCTCGGCGAGACACTTAAACAATTACACGAACAAAACAACAAAGAATAAGTGTATATATTTTGGTATCATATTATGAAAACGATACAAAAACTAATCGTGAATGATATTGTTCATAAGTTTTACCGAATAAAATCGTGGATTGCACACAGAACATACGACAAGTACCACATAATACACTTAGGAACTAAACCTGGGTTTTCAGACTCCCGTGAGATGTTATTGTATGCCAATTTTGCAGTATTGACACATTTTGTCGAGAACGAATTGGCTAAAATGGAAATAGGACACCGAACATTTAAAAAGATTAGTTATAAGGGATTATCTAATCGAGAACTCGGATTATCATATCTAGAACTTTGGTTAAATATGAGTCCGGAACTGTCGAGAGATGGTGAAGATTTAAATGAAGGTCACAGAAATTTCGCCAAAGAAGTTAGAGAGCTTTATCTTTGGTGGAAAGATGCTAGGCCTGGCAGAGTAGATATAAATCTAATTCAGATTGAAGAATTAATGGAACAGGTAAAGAATGACGGCAGAAAATGGTACAAGTTTGTAGAAATCGAAGGTTCTAAATTCCTCACAATGGAAGATGAACTTACTGAAAGTGAAAAAGAGTTGAGAAAGGAACTTCGGCAAAACTCGTTTGAATTGGAACAATATTGGGATAAAGAAGATCAAGAAATGTTACATCGTCTGATTAATATCAGATTTTTTCTTTGGACTTAAAATGACTAGACCAATAAATGATCGATATCTCCATCATACTGCAAGAAAGTCTCTGATTAGATTATTCAGAGATTCTATGAATTTTAATATGAAAAGTGATCTAAGTATTGAGGAGATGTACAGAATTGAAGATGAAATCGTAGAAGACTTTTTAATAGTGATGGATTACATAAAAATGGTCTCTTTAGCCAAAAAGTCGCTAGATGATAAATGTTTGAAAGATACATAACTAGAGATCATTTTTCATAAACGCACTATGTTAAAAAACTTTGAAGGCTTAGACGGTTTCGTGTGGTGGAAAGGCGTAGTAGAGGATCGAATGGACCCTCTAATGCTAGGCCGTGTTCGTGTACGCATTTTTGGACTACACACCGAAGATAAAAGTCAAATACCGACAGATACTCTACCTTGGGCTCAGGTTTGCTTACCAATCGATCACGGAAACAATGTCGTAGGACTCAGGGAAGGTGACTGGGTTTTTGGCTTTTTCATGGATTCCACAATATGCCAAATGCCTTGTGTGATAGGTATGATACCTGGCATACCGACACAGACCTCTGTGCCTGACGTAGGATTTAATGATCCTACCACACCCGAACAGTTGAACAATAGTGAGGTACCTAGACCCCCAGAGTTTGGTGGCTCGTATGATTTTGGTTCCAATTTCGTAATAGGTATGCAAGATGCATCCAAAATTTCGGTCAATAAGTTTTTAACAGATGTGCGTTATCAAGTTCCGGTAGACGATAGACCTAAAATAGACAATCTAGTTCAACAATTGCCAAAGTTTAATTCACAATCTACATTAAATTTGGCTCAAACATTTTTAAATCCTTCAAATGGTCTATCACTATTATCTCAAGATTTGACTACAAATAGCTTTGATAACTTGATTAACGGAATGGGAATTTCTTCCGCTAAAAATCTATCAGACACAAACAGAAAAAATGTAACGGACGGATTAAATGTCGTATTAAATCAAATGTCAGCTAATCCGGATTTGTTGCTGAATTTTAAAGATGTCTTACAATCTGAAGTGACCAATAGAATAACATCATATGTTAATAACATAATACCACCAGAAGTGTCGCAATCTTTTTCCACACTTGGTCCTTCTAGTCCTATTAATTTGATTTTATCGAATATACAAAATGGTGGAACGTTTGAAGTCACTCAATTGTTTAATGGTGATGTTGTAAGTAATGTTTCTTCTGTCATAACTGCGTTGATTCCGATAAACAATCCTCCTGAGATGATATCAAGGTTCGGTAGAGGTACGGCACAAAAAATCTCAGAATTTTTAGGATTAGATTTTGGTGCAAATGACGAAGAATTGATTCCTATAGAACTTGAAAGTGAAAGAGAAACTGATGATCCACTTAGGAACGAAAACAAACTACCTATACAAGGAACTGCTGTTGGCGTTTTAAATCGTGAATTTGATATACAAAATTTTCCGTATGACGTAAACAATGACGGCGTTTATGATGAGGCTGATGCGGAATTACTAAGACCATCGGCAACAAGCACCACAGAAGAACAATCCTCGGCGAACTACAACACGCCCGTGTATTCTTCTAGTAGATATCCACTTGAGCCATATTTAAATGAACCAGTAACACCAAGACTTGCCAGAAATCAAAAAATAGAAGATACCATCGTAGGTAAAAAGAATTCAAATGTTTCCTCCTTTTCGGCGGCCGCATATGAACCAGTAAAAGGAATGAAATTAAGTCCGTCTTTACCGAGGATTGTTAATCCACAAAAAACAGAGACAAAGGGCGAAACAAAAGATCAACTACCAGTCGAAGGCGAACCTTTTGAAGAACCTGCAACGCCTTATGCTGCAAAATGGCCATACAATCACGTATATCAATCCGAATCTGGACATTACATAGAAATAGATGATACACCAAAGGCAGAAAGATTGCATTGGTATCATCGTTCTGGCACATTTAGAGAAATTCATCCTGATGGTACACTGGTCGATAAGTGCTTGAATAAACTGTACACAATATCGGTGGCCGATACGTACATAGCAAGCAATAAAAATATAAACTTAACTTCCGATGAATCCACAAAAATAAAAGCAGAAACCGAATTGACAATCGAATCCGGTTCAACTACAATAAGTACAGGTGGTTTATCTATTAAATCTGGCACAACCTTTCAAGAGATGGAAGGTGGTCATGCACAAAAGATCGCAGATAATAAAGAAGTAGAAGTAGGTGGCGATTACGTCTTAAAGGTTGACGGTAAAGTTAAAATAATCGCAGATACAATAGCATTTGAATCTTTGAGTTATATTTCAATGAGAGCTGCTTCATCGATCATATTTGAATCGCCGATTATAGCAAATAATACGGCTTCATTGAACGTTTCTGGCGTTGCCAATTTATTTCCAACTTTCAGTCCTTTGTATACACAAAATCCAGAACCACCATTCGTACCAGAAGTTGAAAGTACTACCGAACAAACCTCTTCCAACTTCAAGCCTGGATTTAGAATTAGATTTTCTAATGGTTCATACGATCCGAGTCAGAGCAACTATCTCTACAAACCAAAGGCGGATAGTGATGGCAAGCCGGTCGTTCTGGTTCCGCCGGGTAGTGGACCGATAGTAATGTATGAAGCATTGCCAACGGGAGAATTGGAAACGTTTTTCATCTATTACGATCATGCACCAGGAGATTTTTCTCAATGGCAAGTCACTGCGCCGAAGCATAGAAAAGGTAATGTCATCGAAAGGCCTAGATTTGCTGGTAATGCAAATGGTGGTAGAGATCACTATAGATTTTCAAAATATGCCAAAGATTATCCAAAACAATTTATTATATCCGATAACACTCGTGAATTTTTAGTATATGATGGGAAATTTAGACATGATTAAAAAATTAAACAAAGTACTTATCGTATCGCTACTAATTGTTCAATTTTTGGACATGAATTTTACATATTTTGGTATATTAAATCACGGTTCTGTAGAAATTGAAGGTAATCCTTTAATTAAATGGCTGTGCTATCATCTTGGTCCAATGTTTGGATTATCCTTGATAAAATCATTAGCACTATTTGTATTGTCTTATGCATATCACACAGAATCGATATTGAACAGTAAATTTTTATTTACATCACTTTTTACGGTCAATTCTTTCTATGTTTATGTAATGTTTCATTGGTCATACTATTTTTTGATCTTAGTATAAATAAAAGCCATAAGACTGTTAGTTTAGGCATCAATAGTTTATGGCTCTAGAAAAAAGAAGATATAGCGATTTAGATCTATCCTTCACTCCACATCCAGATACGGGCGATTTAATACCACTCAGGGGTGATAGGGCCATAGCAAGAGCCGTTCGACAAATTGTATCGACTAATTTTTATGAAAAGTTTTATAATCCATCTTTCGGTGGAAATGTAATTTCTCAATTGTTTGAACAGTACGATTCACAAACAGAGCACATCATAAAAACTAAAATTCAAGAGGCCATTCGTGATTATGAGCCTAGAGTTAGAATACAATCTATACAAGTTATGTACCCACCTTCGCAAAATCTATTAAGTCAAAATACTTTGGTGTTACAAATTCAATTCTACATAGTTGGAGAAACTGAATCAAAGCAAATTACATTTTCACTAAAAAGGGTCCGATAAATGACAATTAAAAAGTTCACTGAATTGGATTTTCAGCAGATTAAACAAAATCTTAAAGATTTTTTAAGAAATCAACCAGAGTTTCAAGACTATAATTTTGAAGGTTCTGGCATAAATTTGCTATTAGATGTTCTTGCGTATAATACAGGGTATAATGCGTTTTATTCAAATATGATTGCTAACGAATCGTTTTTGGATAGTGCCATATTGAGAAATAATGTGATTTCAAGAGCTAAATCTTTGGGTTATGTTCCTACTAGTATTAGGGCACCTTATGCAACACTTAATGTAACAGTTAAATTGCCCAGTTCGGTCTTTTCACAATTTCCTGAGTATATAATAGTTCCATTGCATCACGAATTTACTTCCAGATCGTCCAATCAGCCAATACAACTTTATACTATGGACAGAGTTGTTCTTCCAAAAACAACTCTAGTTGGTGGCGTACAGCAATATTCCGCTGACATAGACATCTATCAAGGCAAGAAAATAACTCACAAATTTACTGTAGATAATCAATTAAATTCAACGCAAAGATTCATTTTGCCAAATGCTAATATAGACAGTACAAAACTTTTTGTTACTATATTACAAAACTCAGGCGTGACACAGGGAGATACTTGGACATTAGCAAAAGATGTAACCGAAGTTGGTCCTGATGATAATGTTTACTTTCTACAAGAAGCGGATAATGAGTTTTTGGAACTGTACTTTGGTGACGGTTTTATAGGAAAAAAATTAGTAGATGGCAACCAAATCTCTGCAACATATTTTGTAACTGACGGTCCATTATATCACGGATTGAGTAAGTTTACCACTACCAGCTTGACTGCGCCAAATAGCGTTACGATTGCACCACAATACATATCGATAACCACACTAGAGTCTTTGAGAAATGGTTCAGATAAAGAAACTATAGAGAGTGTAAAATTTAAAGCACCATTATATTATGATACACAAGCCAGAGCAGTCACAAAATCGGATTACGAGACTTTACTGATTAAAGACTATCCGCAAATAGAACACGTTAGAGTATGGGGAGGTGAAGATAATTCACCACCAAAGTATGGTGTTGTTTTTGTTTCCGCAAAACCAAAAAATGGATTGACCTTTAATACAATAGAAAAGGAATCTATTATCAATACAATTATTAGACCTAGAAATATGGTCGCTATTGAAGTTGAAATGGTAGATCCAGAGTATATGAATATTGGTATAGAAACTACGGTTAGATTTGAAGGTAGGAAAAATAGCAAATCTTCGGGTCAAATAGAAAACTCCGTTAGGGAGTCGATAAATAAATTTGCGACAGACAAGTTAAGCGGATTTGACACTACCTTTAGATACAGTGCGCTTTTGAGATATATCGATCAAGCCGACGACTCAATAACAGGTAATATCACTTCAGTCTACTTGAAATATGCCGTAACGCCACCATTTAATGTACCGGTTCAATATAATTTTTCATTTCAATCTTCGCTTGATTTGGGCGATGTGCTACATGATATAAGAACGATAAAAAGTTCTGGATTTATATTCAACGGCTTTGAAACATTTATAACTGACGATGGTAATGGAAAACTATTTGCATACAGACCGTTTGGCTCGAATAAAATTATAGTAAATGACAATATAGGTTCTGTAAATTATGAAACTGGTGCGATTCAAATATCTAGTCTAAGTATACAAGGGTTAAGTGATGGTGGTAATAAACTATATTTCTACGCCACACCATCGAATGGTGATTTTTTCGCAAGTAGAAATAGAATGTTATTAATTCAACAGACCGATGTAAAAGTTATAGTTATTAATGAGAATAGATAATGTCACAATCTATAACATGCACTGGCATAAGTTCTGGATTTTCATCATCAAACCACGTGATGGTTGGTGTCGTTAAACCATCCTCAATTTCGACAGCCTCTATCGTTAGCTCACCAAAGGTTAATTTACAAAATTTAGTTCCTTCTTCAATTGCTTCCGGAGAAGTTCACGGATCTCCTACTGTCATAAAACAACCGAGACAAATTCAAAGCATAGCAAAAATAGTTAAGCATAGATTGCCCCAATATGTTCAATCTGATTTTCCTAGATTTATAGATTTTCTAGAAAAATATTACGAATGGATGGAAATCAGAGGCAATGCTTTAGGATTAAGTAAAGATTTACCTAGATTACAAGATCTTGACACAACTGAAGACCCATTTTTACATTCACTTCAAAAAGAAGTGATGTCTAGATTTCCTAAAGAATTATACGTAGATCCTGCAAATCCAAATAATAGAGTTAAAATACAAAATGCCATAAAAAACATTGTGCAATTTTATGGTGCAAAGGGAACAGAAAGAGCATACAAATATTTGTTTAGATTAATATTAGGTGCTGAGATTGATTTCTATTATCCTCGTGTGGATATGCTCCGACCATCTGATGGAAAATGGATTCAAAACTATTCTGTTAGAGTTGAGATGCCAACTAATTCGGCAGATACTCCATTTGCATTCATCAATAAAAAAATAATTGGACAAAATAGTCAAAGTTCCGCATTTGTTGAATATGCTATAAAACTTGAGATAGGTTTAAATGTCGTATACGAGTTATTTTTAAATAGAAGTTCAATAACGGGAGAATTCTATCCTGGCGAAATATTATATTCCGATGAGGCTCCAAACGTTTTCGCAAATCCTGTAACTTGCGTAACTGGTTTTAAATTATTCGACAAAGGTTCAAACTATTCTATAGGAACTGAGATAGCGAGTAATTTTCAAAACTTTAATATTCAAGATTTTAAGGCCACTGTATCTACCGTAAATACTTTAGGCAATGTAACAAAAGTTGATATTGTTTCTCCAGGATTTAAAATACCACCAACAGCATTTAGTGAAGTAAAAATTGGCGAAAGAACTTACAACAATATATTAGTTTACGAACCGGATGGTGATAATCAATTACACATAATTCCTCAAGTTGGTACAATAATAAAATATAAAGGATATTTCTTAAATGATGATGGAAAATTAAGTGATGCAAAATTTATACAAGATAGTTTTTATTATCAGCAATTTTCTTATGTAATCAAGGTTAGTGAATCTTTTGACTTTTATGAATCTTTTGTTAAAGATTTAATTCATCCATCCGGTTTAAAATTATTTGGAAACTTTTTAAGTGAAAACTTTATTTCAAGTGGAGCGAAAGTACAGAATAATCTACAAGTTAGTTGGCATAACGAAGTTGAATATAATGATATTTCATTTAAGCCGCTAGATGTAGAATTAAAATTAGAAGTCGATCCTAACATACAACCTGAACTCGATGAATACCAACTAGAAAGTCTAGTCAGATACAGAAATGGTGCATCATTAAACAGCATCGATAGATTTAAATTTACATATAAGCCAAATGGTGGAAATGATGAAGATAGATTGTTATATTCGGGCAACTCAAATTATTGGAAAACCGATTTTGCAAATTATCAAATAAAAGATTTCTTTGATATCGTTGTTGGAGATTTTTGGATGAAACCTTGGTTAAGAACCAAGATACAACCAGAACCAATTTTAAAAGATCCTTTATGTGATACGTCATCACCTTTCCCTAGTGGATCGAAGCAGTTATTTACTATCAACATACACACACAAGAAATATTTGGAACTCCTTCAATATTGAGTGGTGCGACATCGATTTTAACTTCATCTATAAATTCTGATGAACAGTTTGGTAGTAGCAATATAGATCTTGGCATATCTCCGATAGTTTTGCCTCCTGAAGAAACTTTGTACACTTGGGGATACGTTGGAAATGGAACTTTACCAAAATTACAATCGACTCCAATAAATGAAGACAATTTAATACCATACTCAGATGTCATACTAAAAGGAGGATTTGGTTGGGGCGAATTGTTGATGGCACTCAAGCAGGATGGACAACTATGGGAAGATAATATATTTTCAGGTTTAACATTTAATAGAGATTCAAATTTTGTCAAAATTACAGGCGTTCAAAACGTTGGGGGCGGAAATTACGGAAATGCCGGAATTAAAGATGACGGAACATTGTGGCAATGGCCTCATTATGTTTGGTACGAACCTTCCACGCATACCGCACCAACCTTATTGAATGCCGATACCGATTGGGTAAGTCTTGACAGCGGAAGTAATCACTTTTTGGCATTAAAGTCTGATGGAACATTGTGGTCGTGGGGCCGAAACGTTGAAGGTCAGCTTGGTGATGGAACAACTGTGGATTCAATAACGCCAATTCAAGTAGGTACTGATACAGATTGGTCTTTTATAGCGGCGGGTGGAAATGCGTCATTTGCAATTAAAAATGATGGAACACTTTGGCAATTAACGACGAGTGTTTTACAAATAGAGCTTGATACTGATTGGATTAATGTCTCAACTTCAGGTGGACACCATTTAGCTATAAAATCGAACGGAACTCTGTGGGCATGGGGAGATAACACCACAGGTCAATTAGGTGATGGTACTACAATTTCAAAGGCTCAACCAATTCAAATTGGCACTGATAATGACTGGATGGAAATTGCAACAGGATTTATTTACGGCGGTGGATATTCATATGCAATAAAATCAGATAAGTCATTGTGGGGTTGGGGATGGGGGTCTAGACTATTGAGCGATTCTCCTGGCACAAATATTAGCACGACACCACAAAGCCTCACAACGTATTTAAAATGGAATAGAATACAAACACACGCATTTCAAAGTGGTGGAATTTTAGATGTAACATCACCTAAACCTATTTTTTGTAATGGTATAAGTACAGGAGAAGCATTTGGTTCCTTAACACAAATTGAGGTTGTGCCCGATTCAGTTGTATATGGACTGGGAAATAGCGGATCGGGCGAAATAGTGTCGAGTGGTGGAAATGTCACTATTGCAAAATCATTTAATTCAATAGACGAATGGACAGACGTTTTCGCCGGAGAAAGGATAACGTTTTTGTTGAAACCAAATAAAACTTTATGGGCAATGGGTTCTCAACAATATTCAATGGGAGATGGAGCATCAACTAGTTGGCCTGAGCAAGGCGCTGCCGTTAATCCGCCGATCCCAATTGAGTCCGGAGATACTTGGAAACAGGTTAGTCACTGGGCTTGGTTTGGTGATAATTTTGCTCACGCAATTAAAGAAGATGGAACACTTTGGGGTGCCGGATGGGTTAGCGGAAATTTGAACAATTTATGGGCCGGAACCTCAACGGCGACTCCTTGGTATTTTGCTCAGATTGGAAGCGAAAGTAATTGGAAGAGTGTTTCCACTACAAATTGGACGTTTGGTTTAAAGGCTGATGGTACACTTTATCATTGGGGATATCCACCCGCAGGTTTGAGTGGATGGTTAGGAACGATAACACAGGTAGGAACAGATACGAATTGGAGCAAGGTTGTTAGCGGTCTTTGGCATTGTATTGCATTAAAAACGGATGGTACTCTATGGGGTTGGGGCAATAATGACTATGGCCAATTAACAGGAACAAGTAATTCATATGGAGCTACTCCATCACAAATTGGTACCGCAAACGATTGGATTGATATACACGCAGGCGAAAACTTCACTATTGCCATTAAATCGGATGGTACTTTATGGGGTTGCGGAATTAACAGTGTGGGACAATGCGGTGCAGGTCAAGGTGTAGGAACCAGCGGTCCTTACGGTTACTTAATTGTGACAAGTTTAACTCAAATTGGAACAGACACCGATTGGGCGAGTCTGGGAGAGTGTCACGGCAGAAGTGGTACCTTGGCAATTAAAACTGATGGATCGCTGTGGGGATGGGGAAATAATAATGATTATCAACTTGGTCGCATAAATGGTACTTTCGGCAATTCGCCTGTTTTTACTCCTACGAGATTGTTGACTCCAAATATACCAATTGTAAAAGCCTCAATGGGCGCATTGCACACTATGTTTTTAGTTGATTCCGATGTTCCGTGGCAAGGTGTAATTTCATCTGGTATTGAATCCGGAGAGGCCTTTGGACAAACTCAATTATTAGGTTCTAATGGTTTATTATACACTTGGGGCGATGCACGTTATGGTGTTCTCGGAAACGGTACATATCAAACCGATGCGTTAGATGCTGATGTATTGAGTCCTACCGTGATTAGTAGTGGGGTAAAATGGAAAGACATTTCCGTAGGTTCCCAACATATGATTGCGCTAAAATTGGACGGAACACTATGGTCTTGGGGATTAAACACCAACGGACAGTTAGGAAAAGGTACAACCACAAACAATAATGCAAATGGAACTCCTGTGCAAATAGGAAGTGATAGTAACTGGATTTCCGTCTCGGCAGGTGACAATCATAGTCTTGCAATTAAAAGCAATGGAACAATCTGGGCT